ATGCGCAATAAGGTATTAGTAACAGGCCTGAGCTTATCAGCTGCTGCACTGATCGCCTTGGTTTCATCTGAGGGGTTTTCTCCAGTTGCCGAGATCCCCGTTAAAGGTGATCGCCCTACACTAGGATTTGGTTCCACTTATCACGCAGATGGACGGCCAGTAAAGCTAGGCGAAACCACTACCCCAATTAACGCACTTAAAACCGCAAAGGCTCATATCGATAAGGATGAGCAACGCTTTCGAGCAAGCCTGCCTAACGTGGAGCTTAACCAAGCATCTTACGATTTATACATCGATTGGACGTATCAATACGGAATTGGCCGCTGGTTAGCCTCTCCGATGCGTGGTCATCTTATCCAAGGTGAATACCAACAATCATGTGATGCATTGCTGTTGCCAGAGTATCGCACCGTCGCTGGCTATGACTGCTCAACGCCTGGCAACAAGCGCTGCTATGGCGTGTGGCTTCGGGCGCAGCAGCGGCACCGCGACTGCCTCGATGCCCTCAATTGATTTTGTACAAGTTACTGATAATTAAGGTGTTTGATATTTGGTGGGTGGGGCGGGTCAAAACTTCAGGGCTTTTGCCTAACTGACCGTGCGCCTACCTTTTTATGCAAAACCGCGAAATGAGACCTTTTTTTCTGGCAAATTTAGGCGTTAAAAATGCTCTCGACAATATCAAGTAAAATCATTGCCTTACTTATCGTTTTGCTGATTGTTTTGATAGGCGCATTCAGTGCTTTTTTTGTGATCAATAAGGGCCAAATAGCGCTATTAAATGCAAATTTGGATAAATCGGAGCTTGCCCGTTCCGAGCTGCAAAAAAATTTATCCTCGGTGACTTCATCACTCGAAACTGCAGAAAAAGATAAACAAACCTTGCTCGGCAATCTTGCCTTGCTGGCCAAGGCCTTGAGCGATCGTGAAAGGTCACGAAATGAGATTAAGCGCGAGTTCGAGCAATCCACCAAAGAGTTGACTCAGGTATTCGAAAGGTCCAGCGATGAAAAAACGCTATCTTGGGGTGCTACTGTTATCCCTGATGCTGTTAACAGCGTGCTCGAGCAGTTCGCCAGATGTGCGAACCGTTACCGTAACCAAGATTCAGTATGTTTTTCCGCCCAAGGAACTGATCAGCCAGTGCATCGTTCCGCCGTATTCCAGCAAGAAAAACCAAGATCTTTCTGAATACACCAACTCGTTGATGAAAGTTATTTCTCTGTGCGACCTCGATTGGTTAGCACTAGAAAACTGGATTAACGAGCAAAAGTCGAAATTGTCTACCGAGTGATCGGAGGCTAACAATGAATATCAAACCCTTGGCGCCAATTATGGATAAAGCAACGACAACTGGGAGCTATATCGCTTCAATCTCTACGGCAATTGGCGGTTTTCTATCACTAGATAAGATTGCGTTATTGCTCGGTATCGCATCAACAATCGTTTTATTCGTTGTTCAATATCGCCTCTCAAGAGAAAAGAAACGGCAAAACCGCGAATTTCACGAAGCCAGAATGGCCGCGATAAAAGCTGGCAACCTAAACGTAATCAATATGGACGATAGCAATGAATAAAGTCGTCGTTATCTTCAATGGCGCCATCGTTTCCGTGCCAGCTGTCGAATCTCATATTGGTAATGGCGGCAATGGTCAAACAAAATTAGTACCTCTGGTACCTGCTGACTGGGTTGAGGTAACCGTATTAAACGCAGCATACCCAACATTTCAGGGAAAAACTAAGCCGCCAGTTATCGAGCAAAGCAAGCAAGACGATTTAATCGAGTCAATGCAAGCGCTAACCGCGGCCATTACTGCCCAAACCAACGCTATCAGCCACCTGGTAAACAGTAATCTGGAAATCGTTGATCAGATGATGGCCGTAGAGGACGAAGAACAAAAAACATCAACCTATTTAGATGGCTCAAATGAGCTATGAGCCAACCAAGCTGGCGCGATGACAAACGCAAAACCGCCGAACGTGGTTACGGTGGACGCTGGCAAAAAGCCCGTGAAACCTTCTTAAAGCGCCATCCTCTCTGCTGTTTCTGCGAGCAAAAAGGCATTATCACCGCCGCAACGGTAGTGGATCACAAGATCCAACACAAAGGCGACACAACCCTATTTTGGGATACCAACAACTGGCAGCCGCTGTGCAAGCCTTGCCACGATAGCACCAAAAAAATAATGGAGAGCAGAGGGGTAAAGCTTGGCGCCGATGAAAGCGGCAAGCCAACAGACCCAAATCACCATTGGAACAAGCAGTGAGGTAAAACGTGGCAGTAGGACGAAAAACCACGCCAACCGCGCTCAAGCTCGTTACAGGCAACCCCGGCAAAAGGCCGCTCAATAAAAAAGAGCCAAAGCTAGAAGCGGGGATCCCGCGAATGCCGGCACATCTCAGTCCAAGAGCAAAAGCAGCATGGAAAAAGCTAACAAAACTGCTTAAAGACATGGGCGTGCTCACACTGGCTGACGGTATGGCGCTTGAGCGGTTATGCGACGTCTACTCAGAAATCCTCGACCTGAGGGACGAAATAAAACAAAACGGCCGAACTTACCAAAGCATCAAAATCATCGGCGAAAACATCGATGAAGATACCCGCGAAGTCACCCAAGTCGAGCAAATGCTAATGAAGGCAAACCCAGCCGTACAAATGCTGGCCGATGCCGACAGGCGATTTAAAGCCTATCTCGTAGAATTTGGGCTAACTCCATCGGCCCGTAGCAAAGTACAGGTAACTGATGGCGACAAGAAAAAAGACGAGCTCGACGAGTTCTTCGGCTGATATAGAAGATCGCGTCACTCGTTGGGCAAAAGAAGTCGTCTCTGGGGAGTTCCTCGCCGGCCCCGATATCCGCAACGCCTGTAAGCGGCACTTAAAAGACTTAGAGTCTTGCCACGCAACAGGTCTTACTTGGGATTTAGCCGCCGCCAACCGCGCCATTAGCTTTTTCCCAAAAGTATTGCGCTTAAGTGGTGGTGATCACGAAGGCAAGCCATTCAATCTGCTCGACTGGCAAGCATTTATCGTCGGCTCGCTGTTTGGCTGGAAGGATGCCGACGGTACCCGCCGTTTTCGCATGTGTTATGTCGAAAGTGGCAAAGGCTCTGGTAAATCCCCGTTAGCCGCAGGTATCGGGCTTTACGGTTTAGTGGCCGATGGTGAGGCCTCCGCCGAAATTTATGCCGCGGCCACCAAAAAAGATCAGGCCATGGTGTTGTTCCGCGACGCGGTTTCCATGGTTAACCAATCGCCGCAGCTAAGTTCAAGATTAAAAAAATCGGGTACCGGGCAAAGCGTTTGGAACCTTGCCTATCTGGCTAAAAACTCATTTTTTAGACCCATCAGCTCCGACAACGGCCAATCAGGGCCGCGTCCCCACATGGCGCTGATTGACGAAGTACACGAACACAAAAACAACAACGTCGTCGAGATGATGCGTGCGGGTACCAAAGGCCGCAAGCAAGCGTTGATCTTCATGATCACCAACTCAGGCCACGACCGCACCAGCGTTTGTTACTCGTACCACGAATACGGCAAAGCCATTTGTGCGGGTACCAAAGAAGATGATTCCTTCTTCGCCTTTATCTGTTCGCTCGATGAAGGTGACGACCCGATTAATGACGAAAGTTGCTGGCAAAAAGCCAACCCATCACTGGGGCACACCTTCACGCATAAATACCTGCGTGAACAGGTCACCCAAGCCAAGGGCATGCCAGCCAAAGAGAGCATTGTTCGGCGCTTAAACTTCTGCCAATGGGTAGATAGTGCCTCGCCTTGGCTATCCGCCGACACATGGATGGATTGCGAAGATGATTTTGATATCAGCGAGCTCTACGGCGAAGAATGCTACGGCGGGCTCGACTTATCCGGTACCCGCGACTTAACCGCCTTAGCGCTGTACTTCCCGCGAGTCAAAACGCTGTTAGTCGATTTTTGGACACCAAAAGACACGTTACTGGATCGCGAACGCACCGATAACGTGCCTTACTCGGCATGGCTCAGGCAAGGTTTTATCCATGCGCCACCCGGGCATGCAGTGGACTACAGCTTTGTGGCCGAGCGAGTCGCCGAGCTGTCCGCACTGTTTGAGATAAAAAGTATCGGCTTCGACCAATACCGGATCCACTACCTTGAGCCAGAACTCGCCGAGGCAAACGTATTTATCCCGCTAGTTAAACACGGGCAAGGTTACTACAAAGCATCAGAGTCAAACCTCTGGATGCCGCGCTCAATTGAACTGTTTGAAAAGCTGATCACCAGCAAAGAGATCAGAATCAAAACCAACCCATGCCTAAGGTGGAACGCCGCAAGCGCAGTGCTTGAGGCCGACGCCAAAGACAACCGTATTTTTACCAAGAAAAAATCCACAGGTCGTATCGACGGCGTAGTCGCCGCCGCTATGGCAGTGGGAACGGCTGACCCAGTAAGTGATGCTCAGTCAACTTCAGTTTACGAGACTTCGGACGTTCTATGTTGATTTATATCGCTTTCATTATTGGTATAGCAGGGGTTTTATGCGTGTCTTATGGCGCGTGGCTGCTGCTTCCCGCGGTAGGGTTTATCACGCTTGGTAGCTTATGCCTGCTTTGGTCATGGATGGTGACTCGAGCTATGAGCACAACCAAAGGGCCAGGTGAATAATGTTTATTCCGCAAATGTTCAAGGGCTCTCGCCAGCAAGGTAACGACTGGTGGCGATGGGTGAGCTCTATTAGTGGCAGCTCTACCGCATCAGGTATCCATGTCACGCCAGAAAAGGCGCTAGCGCTTTCTGCTGTACGTGCTTGCGTTACCTTGTTGGCCGAGTCAGTTGCCCAACTACCTTGTGAACTGTATCGCCGCGAAGGGGATGGCCGAGTCAGAGCCACAGATCACCCGCTATACGACATTATTCACAACCAGCCAAACCAAAAAGACACTAGCTTTGAATACCATGAGCAATCAATGGGCTGGCTTGGGCTGCGCGGTAATTACCTAGCGTTAAAAGACTATGATAGCAATGGTTATATCAAAGAATTGATCCCAGTAAATTGGGATAAATTTGAGGTTCTAAAAGGACCTGATGGACTTCCTTATTACCATTCAATCGATCTAAATGAGACTTTTCCTGCCAGATTAGTCCATCACATCAAGGGATTTAGCCTTGACGGTTACATTGGCCTATCACCCATTCAAACTAATGCTGATGTATTTGGGCTGGCGTTAGCGACTGAACAACATGCAGGCAATGTCTTTGCCAACGGCACCACGCTCAGCGGCGTTATTGAACGACCTGATTCAGTCAAAGCAATTGACTCTCAAGACAAAGTTGACGCGATCCTAAATAAATTTAAAGAGCGTCACTCAGGACTGCGCAATGCGTTTTCCGTGGCCATGCTGCAAGAGGGTATGAGCTACAAGCAGTTATCAATGGATAACGAAAAAGCCCAGCTGTTAGAGAGTCGTGGCTTTGGTATCGCTGAAGTGTGTCGTCTTTACAAAATCCCGCTGCACATGGTGCAGATGACAGAAAAAACCACCTCTTGGGGTTCTGGCATTGAGTCAATGTCACTTGGCTATGTGATTTACTCATTACTGCCATGGTTAAAGCGGATTGAAGCCGCTCAAACCCGTGACTTATTACTGCCATCCGAGCGCGGCCAGTACTACATCGAGTTTAACGTGCAAGGCTTGCTCCGTGGCGACCAAAAATCACGTTACGAATCTTACGCAATTGGCCGCAACTGGGGCTGGTTGAGTGTCAACGATATCCGTCGCCTTGAGAACATGAGCCCAATCAAAGGCGGTAACACCTATTTAACCCCGTTAAACATGGTTCCAAGCAACTCAGCGCAACAACACCTGAACGCCACACCAGAGCAAATGCAGCAAATCGAGGCAATACTATGCAAGTAAACTACCCCAATTTAGCCAGCATGGTATTCAATACCCCATTGCTAGCCACCAGAACTGCAGTTGATGCCGTAAAATCAGTGCTGATCCCGCGCATCACGGGTAACTTGTCAATCGACATTCCATCACTGCAACAAGATCAACAACCGCCAGAGCGACTTGCCACCATTGCGGATGATGACTGCGATGTTTCTGGCATGTACACCATTGCAAATGGCCGAGTAGCAGTTATTCCTGTTCATGGCCTGTTAATGGCTCGCCGTGGCCACATCACCGCCGCCTGCACCGAGTTAAACAGCTATGAAAAGCTACAAGATCGTATGACTCGGGCGCTTAACAACAACATGATCGAAGAAATCGCCTTAGATTTTAATACTGGCGGCGGCATGGCGGTTGGCTGCAAAGAACTGGCTGATTTCATCTATCAATCGCGCCAAATCAAGCCAATTAATGCGATCGTCAACTACAGCGCCTATTCAGCTGGCTACTTTATGGCCTCTGCGTGCTCAAAAATCATTGTATCCGCAACCTCTGGCGTAGGTTCAATCGGCGTGATTATGGAACACATGGAAGTCAGCAAATTAGAAGAAAAAGAAGGCCTTAAATTTACAACCTTCTACCGTGGCGATCATAAAAATGATGGTAGTCCACACGAACCCATCACCGAACAAGCGATCATCGAAATTAATGCTCGCTTAGACGAAACCTACCGAATGTTTACCGAATCTGTCGCGCAATACCGCGGTATGGAAGTGCAAAAGGTTATCGATACCCAAGCCAAACTATTTGGCGCAAGAGAAGCCATCGCAATGGGACTAGCCGATGAGCTGATGACGCCATTCGAAGCCATTAACGCCATCGCAAAACCCTACATGACGCAAAGTCGCCCAAGCAAAAGCATTGGCATGCAAGCCAAGGCCATGAATATCAAAAACCAGCTCTAGCCAAGCGGCGGGGCAAACAATGTGCAGCCAATAGGCTGCATTTTTTTCACCTGAAGGAGCTTTACCATGTTTAAAATCGAAGAACTTCGCCGCAAACGCGCAGAGATTAACGCTCAAGTGCAATTGCTCGCGGCAAAAGACGCTGAGGCCTCTTTGAGCGCTGAAGAGTTAACTCAATTCGAATCCTTATCCAAGGAATTTGATGAGATTACCGCTCAAATTGGCCGCTTAGAATCCGCCGAGCGCATGAATGCAACTCACGCAAAACCAGTTAAAAATGGTTCTGCTGCCGTTCACACCCCAAAAGAAGCCGAGCAGTATCAAGGCGCAACATTTGCGCGCTTGGCAATGTCAATTGCGGCCTCAAAAGGGGATTTGGAAGGCGCAGCGCGTTTTGCTAACGACACCATCGGCGACGGTAACGTAGCTTTGGCCATTGAAACCTCGGCGGGTTCGGGTGGCGCATTAGTACCACAAAATACCGCAATGGAAGTTATCGAGCTATTGCGTAATCGCACCATTGTGCGCCGCTTAGGTGCGCGTTCAATGCCATTACCAAACGGTAATATGTCATTGCCACGTATGAGCGGTGGCTCAACTTCATCCTACGTTGGTGAAGGAACCGATGTTTTAGCATCAAATGCATCAACGGACGATGTTAAATTGTCAGCCAAAACCATGATCACCTTGGTACCGATTTCTAACCAATTAATTGGTCATGCAGGCCGTAACGTAGAAGCCTTAGTGCTGCAAGATATGCTGTCATCAATGGCAGTGCGTGAAGATAAAGCGTTTTTACGTGATGATGGTTCATCATCAACACCAAAAGGCTTTAAAAAGACCGCCACGGATGCAGGCCGTACAGTACCTTGGGCTGGCTCGGCAGATCTCGCCACTATCGATGCCTACCTCGATAACCTGATCCTGCAATTGATGCAGTCAAACTCGCTAATGATTTCCCCTGGTTGGGGTTTATCACCACGCACCTATATGAAGCTGTTCGGCCTGCGTGATGGCAATGGCAACAAGGTTTATCCAGAAATGTCCTCTGGCTTCCTGAAAGGCTTCCCTATTCAGCATACCAACACCATTCCATCAAACCTTGGTACCGGCGCCAACGAAACTGAAATCTACTTTGCTGACTTTAACGATGTGCTCATCGGTGAAAGCGGCAGTTTCGCAATCGACTTTAGCCGCGAAGCAACCTACAAGGATGATCAAGGACAATTGGTTTCTGCGTTTAGCCGCAACCAATCGTTAATCCGCGTGGTTACCGAGCACGATATCGGCTTCCGCCACAACGAAGGTCTGGTATTAGGTACTGGCATTACTTGGTAATAAAAGCTTGGTAATAAGAGCTTGGCAATCAGTTAACTGATAAGTAAGCAATCAAAGTGGGGCGTTTGCCCCATTTTTTTAGAGGAAATTGCAATGGCAAAGCCACCTGTAAAAAAAGAAGCATCGACTGAATCTGGAAAAGTCGTCGTTTCATTCACCAAACCATGGACCCGTTATTCACCTAAAGATGTAGCAGGGTTTGACGCAGAAACCGCAGAAAAACTCATCAAGATTAAGGTTGCAGAACCTTTTGATGCCGCGGCAGAACAAGCCGAAGGCAAACAGGAGTAAGCGACATGCCGCTGATCACCATTGAAGCTGCTCGGCGGCAAGTTAACCTGCTCGAGTCAGAAACGTATCACGACCCATATTTACAACAACTCATGGCCGCAGTTGAGGCGCATATTCGCCGTCGTTTGAACTGTACCTTTTTTGAGACTGCGGCCGAATATGAAGCGGCAGATCCAAAGCCATTAAAAGCAATCATCATAGAAGAAAGCCAGGACTTAACCCATGCCGCACTATTGCTATTGGCGCATTGGTTTACTAACCGTGAGGCCGTATCTACGGTGCAAATGGTTGAAGTCCCCGCGGCATTTGAAAGCCTGATCTTTGAATTTAGAGACTTGGCAATAGGATAAGCTATGGCAAGCGGCAAGCTACGTCATCGAATTGATGTTTTTACATCACAAAAGCAGCAAAACCCACTAACTGGAGAAATACAAGATCAGTGGGCGTTAGCATTTCAAACCATGGCAGGATTTGAGCCGCTTTCAGTGAAAGAATTTATTGCCGCATCCGCGGCACAGTCGCAAATTTCAGGCAAGTTTGAAATCCACTTTAGAGCAGAATTCCCAAGCGAGTTTCGCATTCGCCACGCAGGCAAGGTTTATAAACCGGAAGGCGCTTTACCCGATAGCCAATCAGGCCATCAACGGATAATCATCCCGGTATCAGAAACAAAAGACGTTTTAGTAGGTTAACCATGAAAACACCTCACATTTTCACCATTGAAAATACCAGTGAAATAGGTAAACCCGTTGAGGTGTTTTTAAACGGTAAAAAACTAGATCATTGCATTTATGCCGATACCAAAAAGGGCAAGGTGGTGTTTTGTCCTCAGCCACTTAAAGTCCATAAACATAAAAAGAAAGTGATCTGCAAAACGTGTTACGGCCACGTCACGGTTGAGTACTTAAACAGCCAAAACAAAGTAGGTTAACCATGGCAACCTCAGATTTCAGCATTCTTGGCTTAAAAGAAGTTAAAGCCAAAATGAACAAGGTTAGCCAAACCGTGCTTGATACAGGCACACGAGCAGCGTTACGCAAAGCCGCAGGAATTGTAAAAAAAGCGGCGCAACAAAACGCCTTGGCAGTGGATGACCCAAAAACAGGGCGAAGGATCCGCGACAACATCACCCTGCAGTTTGCTAGCCGGCTATTTCAGCGAGACGGGGTGATCATGTATCGCGTGGGTGTAGCCACCAATCGCGGCCGTATTCCAACGCCAAATGCCGACGAAGGCGCTCGCGGAAATACACCACACTGGCATTTAGTGGAGTTCGGTACCGAACGCGCCCAAGCACAGCCATTTATGCGCCCAGCATTGGCTAACAATATCAACCAAGTAATAAATAGCTTTACCTTTGAATTTGATAAAGAACTCGATAAGGCACTTTCATGAGCACCGCGCCTATTTTTGTGGTTTGCCGCAATAGTCCAGAGGTAACCGCGTTACTCGGCACCAACCCAACAAGGCTATTCCCATTTGGTCAAGCACCACAGGACGTAGTAAAGCCATACGCAGTGTGGCAAGTGATCGGCGGTAGCCCCGAAAACTATTTAGCCGGCAGACCAGATACCGATGCATTCACCCTGCAGGTGGATGTATACGCCGAATCAGGCGCCACAGCCTCAGCAGTGGGTGATGCGATTCGTTATGCCATCGAACTGGATGCCTATACCACCAATTACAACGGTGATGACCGAGATAAAGAAACAGGCAATTACCGCCACAGCTTTGATATTGATTGGCTCGTCACTCGTTAGCCACTCTAAAAAATCCCGCACTTAAAACCAAAAGCCTCTGCAACCGCAGGGGCTTTTTTGTATCTGCCGCAAGGCTATTGTTAGGAGCAACAACATGAGTATGAAAACGCAGGGCACCCAGCTCTATGCAATCGATCCGGCAGATGATTCCATTTTAGGTGTCATCGCGGTGACCTCCATTGACGGTATCGACAGCCAAGTCGATCCTATCGACGTTACCCCATTAGAAGCCATGGCACGCGAGTTTGAGGCGGGGCTAAAATCACCTGGTGCCGCAACATTTGGTATCAACGTAGACCCACGTATCCCAAGCCATTTACGTTTACATCGTTTAAAAACAGCAGGAACTACCCTGCAATGGGCTATTGGTTTCTCTGATGGTCTCAATACAGCACCTACAGTTATTGCAGATCAAGGCATCGGCACAATGCTGATCGAAAACGGTGGTTCAGGATATACAACTGCACCAACAGTATCTTTTGTTGGTGGCGGTGGTTCTGGTGCTGCTGCAACTGCAACTGTAGCTGATGGAAAAGTGACAGGTTTTGAAATTACAAATAAGGGCAGTGGTTACACATCAAGTCCAACAATTATTTTAACGAGTGAAGATGGTTCAGGCGCTATTGTTAAGGCCATTCCTTCACTTGTTTTACCAACTAAACGTACTTGGATTGCATTTCGTGGATTTATGACTGCTTACCCGTTTACCTTTGGTCAAAACGATGTAGTTAAAAGCACCATTGGTATTCAAGTATCAGGCGATCCAGACTTAGTGCCAGCCGCTGTTACTCCGTAGTCAACCTCTTGAACCAACATAAAAAGCCCACTTAGCAGTGGGCTTTTACTTTGTCATCTTAACTAACTTAATCCTAAGGAATAATCATGGAATTAAGTGTTGCAAGCCTTATTCAGTCGGGTTCCTATTCTCCCGCAAAGCCAGAACGCCGCGAAATTTCGTGGATAAATCCAGAAGGTGACACCTGTAAAGCTACTGTATTCATCCGTAAAAAGTCATTCGCTACAGCACAAGTAGAAGCTGACAATTTTAACCGTGGTGTGAGTTCGCTAGCGTCTCGCCTTATTTCAAGCCTTGTCGATGAAAACGGCAACCAATTATTTGAAATAGACGACATCATGGGCAATGACGCCCACGGTCCCATTTGCGATTCGTTAGGTTATGCGCTGTATGGCGCCATTAACGAGGTTAACGGCATTGGGCTAAAACCAGACCCGGAAACCTTACCGCCGACTCAGAATTCTGGCACGAGCTCGTGCTCGCAGGAGTCGGCGGACGAACCATCGAAGAAGCTCAGCAAAACCTCACGCATCGAGAAGTTATCGACTGGATCGCCTACCGAGCAAAGTTCGGCCCCTTAAGCATTCAAGCGCGGCAAGAGCGCATTGCCGCAGCACAAATGCATCACATCAACACCATTCACGGCGGCAAAGCCAAGTTTGAAGATTTTATGATCTTCAGCCAGTTAGACGAGGCAGAGCAGCCAGAAGCCACCGTTGACGATGTATTAATGATGCTCAAAGCCAGCGCAATTAAAAAGCAAACCGATTAACAGCAATAAGGCCAAGGACGGCCACCCACAAAGCAGAACACCAAGCAGGAATTCCCATGGCGAATAAGTCACTCGGCACACTCACGCTAAACATGGTTGCCGAAACAGGCAGCTTTGTTGAAGGCCAAACTAAGGCAGAACGCGCCTTAGCAAAAACCGAAGCCGCAGCAGCCAAACAAAAAGCCGAACTTAACCGCTTACTTGGGCAAATTGATCCGCTAGTTGCTGAGTACAGCAAGCTAGACAAAATGGAGCAGCAGCTCCGCCGCCACCGTGAATCTGGCTCGCTAGGACAAACGGAATACGATACCTACAGCAAAAAAATTGCGCAGATGCGTAGTGAAGTAGGTAAAGCCAGCATTGAATTTGATAAAAACGGCCTATCAGCAAAGCAAATGGCCTTTGCCACTCGAGGCTTACCAGCGCAGTTCACCGATATTGCCGTATCCTTGCAAGCTGGACAAAACCCGATGACGGTATTCTTGCAGCAAGGTGGTCAGCTTAAAGACATGTTTGGCGGGATTAACCCTGCAATTAGGGCAATGGGCAGTTACGTTGCTGGACTTATTAATCCATTGACTGTTGGTGCGGCAGCGGCAGGTGTAATGGCACTGGCCTATTATCAGGGGAGCGTAGAGGCCGATAGATTACGCAACGCGCTGATCTTAACGGGCAACTCAGCGGGGGCCACTTCTGACGAACTCATGGGCGCCGCCAAGCGCATTGATGCCATTAGCGGTACCCAACGCCAAGCCGCTGCAGCACTGGCAGAGGTCGCCAATACAGGCAAGTTTACCGCCAGCCAAATTGAGTTAGTCGGCCTTGCCGCTGTGCAAATGGAAAATACCACGGGTAAAGCCGTTGCCGATACGGTGGCTGAATTTGTCAAACTGGCCGATGACCCGGTAAAAGCCGCCGAAGAGCTCAACAAAAAGTTTAACTTCCTCAGTGCCTCGACGTATGAGCAAATTGTCGCCTTAAAAGCAGCGGGAAAATCCACTGAGGCCGCAGAACTCGCCTTTAGTGCCTATAGCAATGCTATTGATCAGCGCACTAAAGAGATCACCGGCAACCTTGGCACCATCGAAAAAGCATGGAAGGCAATTAAATCAGGCGCGGTTGAATCTTGGGATCAAATCCTCAATATCGGTCGTGCCGATACGCTCGAGCAGCAGTATGCCGCATTATCAAAACGTATCGAAGATCTGCGCCCCAAAACAAAGCAAGGTGAATGGGGTTATGGCCTAGCTAGAGAAGAATTAAAGGCACTGGAAGCTGAGCGTGATTCAGTAATGGCGCTGATGAAGACTGAACGTGACCGCAGCGCAGAGCAAGCGAAACGAGCCAAACTAAACCAAGACTCAATCGAAGCCCAACGCGCCATTGCCAAAGTCACCGAAGAAACCCTTACCAACGAGCAAAAACGCAACAAGGCGATTAAGGAATACAACGACAATATTGAGAAGGTGCGCAAAGCCGATCCCAATAGCGCCTTGCTCAATGCCGATAAAATCAAACGTGATTTGGCATCGATCGAAGAAAAGTTTAAAGACTCGGCCAAAACCACTAAAGCCTTTGCCGATGATGCTGCAACTAGCTACCTTATGCGCCTGCGCGAAACCCAAGCAGGCTTGCAAGGCCAGCTAGATAGCAACACTAAACTTACGCAATCACAAAAAGAGCTCGCGCAGTTTGAACAGCAAATTGCAGATATCAAAAATAAAGAAACCCTAACCGCGCAGCAAAAAAGCCTGCTGGCAGAGCAATCGGTGATCCGCGCCCAGCTTGAAAAAAACGTCGCTCTTGATGAAGAGCTTAAAAAACGTAATGAGGCGCTGCGCCTACAAAGCTATAGCGCCAACCTTGCGGCCAACTTAGCCGCAGAGCAACAACGCAATGCCGACAAGCTCGCCAGCTTTGGCTTAGGAGACAAAGCACAACAACGCCTAGGTGATCGCCAAAGCATTGAGCGTGATATCGAACGCGCCCAAGGCAAGGCATTGTCTGACAACCTCGCAGGCCGTACCACTAATGAAGAGTATCAAGCCCAGCTTTTGATGCTTAAGCAAAACCTCAGCGAACGATTAGCCGCGCAAGATGAGTACTATATTGCCCTTGATGCCAAACAAGCCGACTGGACAAATGGTGCCCGTTCATCAATGCAAAATTACATTGATTCCGCAGCGGATATGGCTGGCCAAACTGAAAATCTATTTGATAGCGCCTTTGGCGGCATGACTGACGCCTTAACTGACTTTGTTACCACGAGTAAGGCCGACTTTGCCGGGTTAGCTAAGTCTATCTTGTCAGATCTCGCCAAAATCGCCATGCAAAAGGCAATTGCAGGTATCGCCAGCAATATTTTTGGTGGGTTTTCTGATGGTGGCTCCGTTGGCTATTCATCCGGTGGTTACACAGGCGCAGGCGGTAAATATGAACCTGCAGGTATTGTTCATCGCGGTGAGGTAGTTTGGTCACAACGCGATGTTGCCCGTGCAGGTGGTGTGGCCACGGTTGAAGCCATGCGTAAAGGCCACAAAGGCTATGCTGACGGTGGTGTAGCAGGTGGTGCAGCCTATAACGGTGTGCCAGCAGCGGCCATGGCTGGCGCTGGAGTGGTGCATGTTGAGGTGAATATTGACCAAAGCGGCAAAGCAACGACCACAGCCGATACGCCAGCATTAAGCCAGTTCGGCAGCGAGCTCGGCAAATTTGTTGAGCAAAAATATCGCCAATTGCTCGCTAACGACTTAAAGCCTAACGGCCAAATTGGTCGCACTATGGCGGGAGGGTATCGCTAATGCCGCAAACATTCACTTGGGCACCAGACAACGGCGCCACAGGCGATACCCAATATCGGACTCGCTCCGCCCAGTTTGGTGATGGCTACAGTCAATCAGTAGGCGATGGCATTAACAGCAAGGTGCAAAGCTGGCCGCTCACATTCACCAAAAACAAAGCCACCGCCGAGGCGATACTCGCCTTTCTTGATGAACACCAAGGCGCTAAGTCATTTATCTGGACGCCGCCCCTAGGCACCGCATCGCTATGGCAAGTTAAGCAGGTCACCAACACCCCATTAGGCGGCGGCATGTATCGCATCGCCGCCACTTTCGAACAAGCATTTCATCCTTAATTCGCTATCGGACCTGATATTAGGACAATCACATGGCATTTGAAACGATTAATCTAGGCACCCAGCCAGCAGGCACGGGTGGCGATACGGCTCGCTCAGCATTTGAAAAAACCAACCGCAACTTTTTAGCTGTAGATGTACTCTCCGCAGCCATGTCACAAGCGCAGTTTGAAGCGATACGTTCACAAAACAAAGAACGCTATGCCGCGAGTGGATGGGTCAGCTTTGGTAATCATGAATCAGGCAAGCAAGTTAACGAATGCAAGCCCGGGCTTTATACCGCGCTTACTACACCAAACACCTTGCTTATTGGTAAAGCTGGCGGGGTTGGTGGCTCTAAAACCGATAATGCATCGGTACATATTGATGGAGTGGTTTTCAACTTAACCAATCAATTTGTGCTAACTCTGCCATCACATCCTACATCTACACAGCCAGAACGTATGGATATGTATGGTGTTGAGTCAGAAAAAGTTGAGATAAGCGCAGCATCGCCCAATGCTTATCAAGGCGGGTTGCGTGGTGTTGGTGCCGCAGTAAACCTATTTACCGCTACAGATCAGCAGAAAAAAGACTTCTTCTCGGCCAATGCCAATACCACCTATATAGGTACTGATGGCAAAATCTACCAGTGGCAGTTATATAAAATCTCGTTTGCAGGCACGACTGATGGTGTGCCATCACCTTCAGAACAGGGATATTCACTGAATGCTTTTGGCGATCTATGGCTTAAAGAAGGTAAAAACCTGCTCTATTTTGGCAATGTGCTCCGTTTAAATGATGGCGGATATCATCCATCATTCAACCCGCTAGGTGCCGCAAAATTTGTTGGCGATACTTTTTGGTACAACACCGCTGCTAGCATCACATCAAGAGCAGATTGTTTTTACCCTGCAAATTTGCTTGCTGGTTCAGGTTCCATAGCCAGCGGAAAATCTGGACGTCCTGAAATCGGTGGGCGTTATTACGATGCTATTTATGCTAGTGGTTTTGGCGGAGTTTGCCGAGATATGCGCTATCCAGCATACGGGATAACTTCTGAGGATTCCGATGAAGCAGATCAGCGAGTAAAAAATGGTGCTTATAGGGGGTTTGAAAAACTTGTATTTAGTAAAGTAACCAAAGCTACGGCACCTAGTTCTTCCTCCCAATCACAAGATATATTTGTTGCTAATGCTTCTGAATGGACAGGGGGGGATAGAATTTCGCTATATGATGGTGAAACAGGAACATTGATTTTTGACAAACAGATTGTAACAGCAGTTGGTGATTCATTTGTTTATTGCCAAAATGCCCCACAGTACAACCGTGTCGCTGGTAGAGATTACTATTCTGTGCAAGAGAAGTATACTAATGTATCCGTGGGTGGTTCATTCTTGCAAACTGATGTAGTTGGTAACCCTGATACTATCTTAGTAACTCAAGCATTAGTTAATGGTTGGCACGGTAGTTGGATTCCTTTGATTCCTGCCGCTACCGGCATTATATCTGAAGAACTTATTCGCAAAAACCTAGGTTCAATTAATGTTGATACTACATATTCTTTGGATTTTGGATCTTCTTTTGAAAAAACAACCAGCGATTTCTCAATAGTAGATAACAGCGTTGTTATTGGACAGAACTCTAACCTAGTTAGTCTATTACAATATACCGCATTTGCTAAACAAACTGAAAACGCTGTAAATGCATCAGTTTATGGTGGTATAGGTGGTTTGCATGATATGGCAGAATACGGTGGGTATTTTGCGTCAATTTGGGGTGGTATTTTTTTTGAAAGTTTGCTGAATAAAGTTGCTATTAGCGATGCAGGCGGAGGCGGAGTTAGTCATTTAAATCTGACAATAAAACTCATTAGACCAGATACATTCACAATGAACCCTTACTCTGATCAGACTTGTTACCATACTGCAATAAGCAAACCCAGCCCAACTAATGGAAGCAGTGGAATTAAGGCGTTAGGTTACAACGTCAATATCAGCCAACAAGCATTTATCCAGTACGCTTATACCGAGCTAAAACATAATGGCGCCAACTGGGGTGATGATGGCAAAGTGACAATTGTCGATAACCAATCCACAAAAACAGACCTTAACGGAAACTCTGTTTTAGTGGGCACGGCCAAGTTGCGTGAGCCCATCGGTTGGATCAAAAACAAGGTTTAATAGGATTATCTATGCCAGATTTAACGATGTTTTACGAACTCGATTCAGATTCGCCGATGCTCGATGAGCACAATCAACCAGTGACACGCCATCGGCCAGAGTCAAAATCTCTGGCCGATGTGCTTTTAGTGACTCAATTACATGCAGCAAATCCAGCAATGCACCATGTGATCGATAAGTTTATCGAGTTGTACGCTGTCACGCTGCAATGGGATTGGTTTGAACAGTATCAAGCATGGCTTGCGCGTAAAACGGATACTGAGCTTAATGCGCCAGCGTTACCGATTGATACGGAAGATCAGCAAGCGATTGAGCAACCATTATTTGCAGAGCCCGAGCCTGTTCGTCCTGAATTTAAAACCATCGAGCAATATCGCGCTGAAATACTGATCGATGGCATCAGCATTGATGAATACCTATTCCGCACCCAACGGGCGGCAGCAGTGAATTCCATTACTGTTGAGGTGGATGGGCTAGTGTTTGATGGTGACGAACAATCCCAACGCCGCATGTTGGCCGCAATTCACGCCTCTGAGGATGCTGGTATTACCTCCACCATTTGGCGCTTAGCAGATAACACCGAAGCGGCTGTTACTGTGGATCAAGTTCGTCAGGCGCATAGTTTAGCGATTATTGAGCAAGGCAAGCTGTGGACTAAAGGTGGCGCCGATGCTTAGTGCTGATATTCAAACTCTCGAACCGGGTAATGAGATTGTTCTCTATGAAATCGACGGTACTGCCTTTGGTGCGGATATCCTGCGCTTTCATTCCCATAATCTGACATATACCGAAGCTGAGTTAATCCAAGCAGCACAAACACAGCAACCACTGCCAGCAAAGGTAATCTATTGGCAGGGTGAAGAATACAGCCCGTGGCCAGCGCAGTTAGAAGGGGTTGAGGTTAACTCCGATGGCTCGCCCAGCACTCCAACGCTAACCGTGGCTAACCTCGATGGCAGTATCAGCGCCCTGTGTTTGTACTTTCAGAATATGGAGCAAGCTAAGGTCACAATACACCGAACCTTGGCTAAATATCTCGATGCTGCCAACTTCCCTAGTGGCAACAGCGAAGCGGATCCAACCCAAGAAGCGGTTGAGATTTGGTATGTTGATAAAAAGGTCAATGAAGATAACGTCGCCGTTACCTTTGAACTATCCAATCCAGCAGATTTATCAGGCTACAAAATCGGCCGACAAATGACCGCCTATTGCTATTGGTGCCAACGGGGTGAATATCGCGGTGCTGATTGTGGCTACACTGGCGAGGCCATGTTTACCGATGAAGATCAACCAACCGATAACCCAGCTCTCGACCAGTGCTCAGGCACTATCAAAGGCTGCACCTTACGCTTTGGCGAAAATGCCGAATTACCCCACGGCGGCTTCCCAAGCGTGAGGCTAATACGTTAAAAGCATTTTCCCGCCGTCGGCAAAATGGTCTAACACACTAAGCAGGTCCCTATGCACCCAACCATTTTACATGCCTTCAGTCAGCATGCGGCAAACTGCTACCCTCACGAATGTTGTGGGCTGCTGATCCGGCAAGGCAATAAAGCACAATATGTACCATGTGAAAACAAGGCGACTAACAAGGCCGATGAATTTGTGATTGATCCGCAGCAATACTCGGATATTGACGAACAAGGCGCAATCATAGGCATTTGCCACAGCCACCCAGACGCCAGCAGCAAGCCCAGTGAGCGCGATCTCGCCATGTGTGAGGCGAGTGGCTTGCCATGGCATATCCTCAGCTGGCCTGATGGTGACTTACGCACCATAGTGCCAACAGGTGAGCGTAAACCACTGCTAAACCGCCAGTTTGTGCATGGCGTATGGGATTGCTATAGCTGCGTGCGCGACTGGTACAGTGAGGTGCAACAAATCCATTTGCCAGACTTTGAACGGCAAGACGGCTGGTGGGAAGGCGAGCAAGAGCTATACCTAGATAACTTTGCCAAAGCTGGATTTATGGCGCTGCCAAATATCAACCTAGCCGATCTGCAAATTGGCGATGGCATCTTAATGCAAATCCAAAGTCAGCGAGTTAATCACGCCGCCGTTTATGTTGGAGAAGGAAAAATCCTGCATCACCTGTATGGTCGCCTTAGCCGCTACGATATCTATGGAGGATACTGGCAACGCAATACCCGTTTGATAGTGCGTTACCATGGTAAGTAAAACACGATTGATTCAAAGCGCTATAAGACTTATCCTGCCATAAATATGCGGAAAAATACCTCCCACTAAAGCCACCTTTTCAGGTGGCTTTTTTATTGTCTCAAATTCATGTTTTCGCGGAAACACCATGAGCACACATACCACTATCAAACTATCAGGATCCTTAGCGGCTAAGTTTGGCCGCGTTCACCAGCGCCTACTCGAAACGGGGACCACAACCGAAGCTTTTAGCGCGTTAAAAAATACCCTTCAAGGATTTGAGTTATTCATCAAAGAACAGGCAAAGCTCGGCCTACGTTATGCAATTTTTCGTAATGGCCGCAATACCGGTATGGATGAATTTGAGTTAGCCGGCACAAATGAAATCCGCATTGTGCCTGTAATCGCAGGGAGTAAGCGCGGCGGCATTCTGCAAACCATCGTCGGCGCAGTAATGATTGTGGTTGGCGCCTACTTTGGCCAAGCATGGCTAGTTCAGGCTGGCGTGGGTTTAGTGGCGGGTGGCGTGGTGCAAATGCTATCACCACAAGCAAAAGGACTAAAGGGAAGGGAAGCCGCAGAGAACGCCCCAAGCTATGCCTTTGGTGGCGCGGTTAACACCACTGCTGCGGGTAACCCTGTTGGTATTGGTTACGGCAAGCGTCGCATTGGTGGCGCCATTATTAGCGCCGGCATTTATGCCGAAGATATCGCAACCAGCAAGCGCCCAATTCAATCTGGTGGTGGCAATGGTGGCGGTCAATTGGAGCAATAATCAGCATGGGTATTCCAGCATTAAATCAACAACTCGTTATCCATGGCGCTAAAGCAGGCGAAAGCGAGCAGCGTACTCCGGTTGAATCGCCAGATGATCTGCGCTCCATAGCAAAAGCTAAGATTTTACTGGCTATCGGTGAAGGTGAATTTGAGGGCCAATTATCCGGCCAAAATGTGTTTTTAGATGGCACACCTCTGCTCGATGCCAACGGTGCTGAAAACTTCCCAGGTGTTATTTGGGACTTTCGTCCGGGATCTGTGCATCAAACTTATATTCCGGGCTTGCCATCGGTTGAAAACGAGGTCGCATTAGGGATTGAGTTAAAGTCTGAGCAGCCTTACACCCGCGCCATTACAAACTCACTACTCTCTGCTGTTCGTGTTCGCTTTCGCTGGCCTGCGTTGCAACAGCAGCTTGATAACGGTGATGTAAATGGCTATCGCATTGCATACGCCATTGATCTCTCTACTGATGGCGGTAGCTATCAAACGGTATTAAGCACTGCTGTAGATGGTAAAACTACCCAGCCCTATGAGCGCAGCCACCGTATTGATTTACCTGCAGGCAATAGCTGGCAGATACGCATTCGCCGCTTAACACCAAACCAAAACAACAACCGCGTCGCCGACTTAATGCAAATTGCGGCGATTACCGATGTGATCGACAGAAAGCTCAAATACCCAAACACGGCATTGCTATACGTGGAATTTGACGCTAGCCAATTCCAGAATATTCCCGTGGTATCGTGCGAACCCTTTATGCGAAAAGTAAAGGTGCCAACTAACTACAATCCGCTTACCCGCGAATATACAGGCGTGTGGGACGGTAGCTTTAAAATCGCATGGACCGATAATCCTGCATGGGTGAGTTACGACATTATCCTCGACGACCGCTTTGGCACAGGCCGCAGGATCAATGCGTCGCTGGTGGATAAGTGGGAGCTTTACCAGATTGCCCAATATTGCGATCAACTGGTACCAAACGGCAAAGGCGGCATGGAGCCTCGCTATATCTGCAATATCTACATTCAGCAAGCGGCTGAAGCATGGCAAGTGCTGCGTGATTTAGCGTCTATTTACCGTGGCATGACGTACTGGTCAAACGGCCAAATGTACTCAGTGGCAGACATGCCTCGCGATATGGATTTTATTTACACCAATGCCAACGTGATCGACGGAAAATTTAGCTATTCATCCAGTAGCGAAAAGGTGAAATACACTCGCGCGTTAATTAGCTGGGATAACCCTGATAACGCCTATGAATCCGATGTTACCTCGGTATCAGATCAAGCCTTGCAGCGCCGTTATGGCGACAACGTAGTCGAATTATCCGCCTTAGGTTGCACCCGTGAATCAGAGGCGCAGCGCCGCGGTAAATGGGCTATTTATACCAATAACAATGACCGCGCGGTTAATTTTAAAGTGGGCATGGATGGCAGTATTCCATTACCTGGTTATGTTATTGGAGTTGCAGATCAACTTATAGCAGGTAGCCGCATTGGTGGGCGTATCTCGGCGGTTAATGGCAAACAAATCACCTTGGATCGCGCTGCCACTATTGCTGTTAACGACCGCTTGATTATTAACTTGCCAAGCGGTAAGGCTCAGGCGCGTACCATTGAGGCCGTTAATGGCCGAGTGGTAACGGTAACCACCGAATACAGCGAAATGCCATTGCCACAGTTGTTATGGTCGGTTGAGTCAGATGAACTAAAGCTACAGCAATTTAGAGTACTGCGTGTCGCCAAAGCCAATAGCGACAGCATTGAGTACGAGATCACCGCAGTTGAGCATAACCCAAGTAAATACCCCTATATCGACACAGGCGCACGACTAGAAGATCGGCCAATTAGTAAATTGCCCGTTGGGGCGCAAGAAGCACCGGCTACTGTGACCATCAGCCAGTCAACATTTACTGAGCAAACGCTGTCAGTCACGACTATGACAATTCAGTGGGCCACGGCTAAAAATGCAGTGGCTTACGAGGTTGAATGGCGTAAAGACTCAGGCGAGTGGGTTAAGTTACCGAAAACCAGCGGTACCTCGGTTGATATCCGCGGCGTTTACACCGGGCAATATATTGCTCGAGTTCGCGCAATCAACTCTGTTGATGTGTCGTCAGTGCCAAAATTATCCGACCTAACCAATATCACGGGTAAAACCGGAATACCGCCAGCGGTGGCCTCGTTCACCACTACACAGCTAGTGTTTGGCATTGCGTTAAATTGGTTATTCCCTGCTGGTGCAGAGGACACTCTACGCACCGAAATTGAGTACGGCCCCAATAATAACGACAGCGGTATGATCAAGTTAGGTGATTTTGCCTACCCCATAAACAGCCACACCATGACAGGCCTGAGAGCAGGGGTGAGTTTTTGGTTTAGAGCGCGGTTAGTTGACCGCACTGGCAACGTGGGCCCATGGTCTAACTTTGTAAACGGTCAAAGCTCAATCGACCAAACCAAATATGATGAGTACTTCAGCGAGCGCATTACATCATCAGCACTCGGGCAAGAATTGCTATCAGAGATTGAGCTGATCCCTGTTATTAAAGTCGAAACTGATAAAATCCCTGATATTGAAGTCAGCATTACTGAAGCCGAAAACAAAATTCAGCAGATGCAGGCCGAGATCGCCGATATTGCAGGCGCACCAGATTGGGATAACACAGTAAGCTATCTCACTGGGCAGTTGGTTAAATATCAAGGAAAGCTCTACTCAGCTAAACAAACCGTACCCGCAGGAACACTGCCAACCAACACCACCTATTGGACAAAAATTGGTGAATATTCATCCTTGGGTGAGGCTGTATCTGCATTAACTGTACGTGTAGATAATGTTGAGACCTCGATAGAAACTATCGATGGCAAACTGACTGCAGAATCATCACGAATTGATGGCATATTTGCCCAAGTTAACCCGCCATTAGCGGGGGATACTGGTTGGAATGCGGGTACCACAGTAGTATTTGCTGGCGTGTGGTCTGAGCAATATGCAAGGGCTGCAGCTGATGAAGCATTGGCAAAAAGTATTGATGCCGTTTCAGCGAGCATCGATAAAAACACTGCAGCCATCATCACAGAGCAAATGGCTAGAGCGACTGCAGATGAATCACTGGCAAACCAAATCATCAGTATTTCAGCAACAGTAAACGGCAACGCTGCGCTTATTAAACAAGAGCAAACCGCTCGTGCAGATGCAGATAGCGCTTTAGCTACGCAAATTACCACTGTTCAAGCTGCCGCCGATACTGCCAATACCAAGGCAACCCAAAACGCAGCAGCAATTCAAACTGAGCAAACAGCTAGAGCTAATGCTGACAGTGCTTTAGCAACACAAATCACTACTGTGCAGGCTACAGCCGATGCTGCTAACACCAAGGCAACCCAGAACGCTGCGGCAATTCAGACTGAGCAGACAGCACGCGCCAACGCTGATAGCGCATTAGCATCTCAAATCACCACTGTGCAGGCCTCTGCTACCTCAGCAAATACGGCAGCATCTACGGCGCAAACTGCCGCAGATCAAGCCAAGGCCGATGCTGCAGCTGCCGCTGGCATCGCCAATGGCAAGGGCAAGGTGATTATTCAATCTTCTGCCCCAGCGACAGCGGACCGTCTAGCGCAAAACCTATGGATTGATACGACAAACAACGCCAATACACCTAAGCGTTGGAACGGCTCAGCATGGTCTACAGTGACTGATAAAGCGGCCACGGATGCCGCTAACGCCGCCGCAGCCGCACAAGCCGCTGCCGATGCTGCTAACACCAAGGCAACCCAAAACGCTGCGGCAATTCAGACTGAGCAGACAGCACGCGCCAACGCTGATAGCGCATTAGCATCTCAAATCACTACTGTGCAGGCTACAGCTAACAATGCATCAGCCGCGGTGCAGCAAACATCGACTGCATTAGCTGATTTAGATGGCAAGCTGCAAGCAATGTACTCGATTAAGGTTGGTGTCACGGCAGACGGTAAATACTACGGCGCAGGCATGGCGATCGGTATTGAGAACACTCCATCTGGCATGCAATCGCAAGTGTTATTTACTGCAGATAGATTTGCAATTGTGAATCAAATCACTGGTGCAACAACTATCACTACGCCTTTCACTGTCCAAGGTGGTCAGGTATTTATTAACAGCGCGGTTATTGGTGATGGCACAATCACCAACGCTAAGATCGGCAGCTATATCCAATCAACAAACTATGTTGCACAAACCACTGGCTGGAAACTAGATAAATCCGGTGTATTTGAAATTAATGGAAACACTGCAGGCGAGGGGCGAATGCAAATATCAAATAATCGTATTGATGTTTATGATACCGCAGGAAATCTAGTAAGCAGAATGGGTAAATTGACATGAGTTATGGATTAGCTGTTTATAACAGCGGTAAAGAGGTCCTTTACAGTGCTACACCATATAATTTGTTTTGGTGTTTACGTGTAAAAGACCTATACCCAGGCGTTCATTCTGTCACGCTACCATCAAATGGTGTCGGTGGTAAGCTCTCATTCGTTTGGGGTTTAGAACGCAGCACGCCGGATCAAGAGGTTTCCTTAGGCAGTACTTTTAGAGTCAAAATAAACAGTCTCACGATCTCAGGCAATACAGTCACATTTGAACTAGAGCAAGATGCCTTTGGTGTAACCGCTATCTTGCTTTCATTTTTTTATTCACGGTGATTTATGTACGGCGTTGAAATTCGCAACAAGGACCTTTCGTTATTTTTAGGTACCTATGAAACCACCTTTATGTATTGGGGATACAAGGACGTAACCCACACTAATGGGACTGATACCTATATCGATCTGTTTGGTATTCCGGTTGGTTACGATATTCAGATTTATACCTACTGCAACACCCAGGGAGAGCAATACCCATATTTAAGAGCATTGCATGTGATCCTAGATGGAACAGGTAGCACATGGAGAGGCTTAGTTAGTTCTTGGATGTATTCCGGTACCGCGAGGATTTATGTGTTTGCTTCAGCTAAAGCAATAAATTTGCCTAAGTATGGCTTAGCCATTTATGACACAGCGGGACATGTGCGCTTTCACAGCGCTAGGCCTCCGGTATCAATAAAACTGCTTGGCGAAGTGATTTATTCACAAGGCCAGCACAGAACTAACTGCAGCTTTAAGCCAGCATGCAAGCCAACCATTGCCCGAGTCGATTCTGAATACGCGGGAACGCCAGGGCAATACTATGTTGAGTACTCACGATTTAATGGGTTTTACAACAGTAGTGATGGCGGCTATCAGCACGGATGGACTCTGCAAACGCAAGGGCCGCGCGGTGGCCCTTCTCGATATCAACCTGCAGATGTAATGAATTACGCTGTTATTGATGCTTCTTACTATGAGCAGTTCCCAAACTTGGGCAACTTTCCACAGTAGTTATTTGCTGATAACGCTCAACTCAGAAATGGGGGTATTGGGTGGATTATTGTAAATCGTCGCCAGAGCACTATCAGCCAATGTGCTCTGAGCTTTGAGCACTCGATAAGAGTCTTTATCAGTTCGATTTAAGCCAAAAATCTTATAAGCCACCAAATCAAAAGTGACATTAGGGCAGGATGCCATATCACCAACTTCAATGGTGTATTGCCAATTACCTAGAGGGATTGAAGTAAGGCAACCCACATTTGATGATTTAATCGTAATGTCCGCTGGCTCTGTGCCATTTGAATATCGAATTATCTGATAACCGGCCACTTGCTCGATACGCTCTAATGACAACAAGATTTTGTCGATATCTTCAGAGTGAGACTCAACAGCGATCACCAGTGGTAAATCTGCATCACTTGGTCTAACCGTTTTCCCGTCAACCGCATTCGTGCTAGAGATCAAATTTTTGATATCTCCACCGACGTCATCATCACCGCCACCACCGCATCCTGCGAGTGAAACCATTAAAGCCATCAGCGCTAAACGTTTCAT